CACATCGGTGGTGGATCAGTTCAAGGATCAATTAGGGAAGAATGTGCGTGCGCTGGTGGGTGGTGGTAATGAAGACGCGAAGACTACCAATGGTTTCCAGTTCGTGGGGGATAGTAGTGTCGCGCTCGACAAACTGACAAAAGATCTTGGCCTTGAATGGTCGATCCAAGATCAGACCATCAAGATCGTAAATAAGAATGGTTTTGACGATAAAGCGATACCTCGAATTTCCCCAACATCGGGACTAATTGGTGTACCTGTCAAGAGAATTGACGCGGCGAAGGATGAGGACGGCAACGCTATCAAAACCACGGGTGCTGTGTGGATGGTTCGTTCTTTGCTGATTCCCAGCGCAGAGCCAAGTAGCAGGATCTCGGTAGATAGTGGAGTCACCGACGCGTTCATAGCATACATAATTGATTCCGTAACACATACAGGAGACAACACCATCGGGGATTTCACCACAGCAATAGAGATGCGGGAGGGAGTATGAGTGAGTTTACTTTGGGTGGGGTGATCAATAAAAGGATCAGGCACTACATAAATTCTGCGATGCATACCGCTCTCCCAGCGATTGTGCAGTCTTACGACCACACAACACAAGAAGCATCGGTCAAGCCTACAGTATATCAAAAATTTGATGATGGTGCAGATCCTATCGAGATGCCAGTTTGTACGAACGTACCCGTGATCTTTCCTCGCACAGCAGCAGCCAGCTTGATCCTTCCCATTGCGGCGGGAGATACTGTTTTGCTCATTGTGTGCGAGAAATCTATTGGGGAATGGCTCAACAGTGATGGCGGGTTAGTACTCCAGCAAAGCAGCAGAACATTCGACTTGACCGATGCAGTAGCAATCCCGGGGCTATTCCCACTCTCTTCAGAATCCCCAGTAGAGAACTCAACTGATTTGCAGATTAAGCGCGGGGATAGTACAATCATAATCAAAGAGAGCGGCGACATCGAAATAACTGGCGGTACATTGTCAATCAACGGTGGAAACTTGGTGGTAGCATAATGGGTGAATTTGTAGCAAACGTAAATATGGAATTGGAAGCAACACCAACCGTACCTTCATGGAGTCCAGCAGATCCTAATGGAGCGACAATCTCAGTCACAACTATCGAAGCTGACGCGGCCAGTGCGCCGGATGACGCGAAAATCCTCGTGGATAAAATCTCTTGGGTCTGGACGGCTCCCACTTGCATTTTCGCTGGACATACACACTTGTCGGGCGGCAATTCGCCACTTGGTACAGCGATTGCAGCGACATCGACCAAGTGCAAAGCAAACACCCTTGAATCACTCAAAGCAGTGATGCGGGAGAATGATACAGGGCTATGCTCGGGCCAGTTTAAACTTGACGTATTCCCATTCACAATAGTTGCCTGTTCCTGCACCTTCAAGATTTCCAATGCAGGACAAACGAAAGTGACAGCAGAATGAAGGATTTACTTTTAGGGGTACAGTCACACGATGTAGAGGCTGCGCAAAACGATTTGCAATTGGTGGATGGTATTGATGCTATTCGTCAGCATCTTAAAATCCGCTTGTGGACATTTGCATTTGAGTGGTTTCTTGATACCAAACTTGGTTTACGGTATTTTGAGGATGTATTGGTAAAGAATCCGAATTTGCCGAATATCGAGTCGATCTTGAAAGCAACCATCACAGAGACGGAAGGCATCAATTCGTTGGTGTCGTTTACTTTTGATTATTCCGCGCTTCGTCGTACTGCTGTGGTGACATTCATTGCAGACACGAGCTACGGGAAACTGAACGTTGATGATCTCAATTTAGGAGTATAGTAATGGCATTTGGTCTTACGCCCGAAGGATTCAACAAGAAACGTCTACTTGACGTATACAATAGCATCATCGAAGGCCTCAACGAAATCTTTGGTGTGATTCGCACTGACGGAGAATCGGTCTTTGGTGGTCTGATTGGCCCATTCTCCAAAGAATCCGCAGACATCTGGGAAGCTGTCGAGAACCTATACAATAGCTGGACACCGTCGGCGTCGAATCGATCTCTTGACAATATGCTTCAAATCGTAGGTCTTACAAGGAATGCAGCATCCAAGACACGGGTGACTGCATGTTGTTTTGGTTCACAAGGAACATCCCTCCCAGCGATTACGACCAAGGCAATTCTGAAAAACACATCACAGCTATTTCATGTAGTTGGTACGGGAACCATTGACATTGCGGATACTTTACAATGCGTAATTGATGTCGATGCCGCAGGAGATGTAGCGTACATTATTCGTATCAACGGGATCGATTACACATCGGGAGACGAAGCGACAGTAGAGCAAATCGCAGCTAATCTCGTGACCGACATCAACGATGAAGATGACGACGTGCAAGTGATGACAGCCAAAGACAACCTTGATGGCACGATTCGTATTACGTCAACCGACAACGAATCGGGACATCCTATCTCCATAATCGCAGGATCTTTGACAATTGATGAGTTCGGATCTCCGGTGGTTTTCGATTGTGACATCACTGGCCCCATTGCTGTACCATCCCCAGTGGAAACGGCAACCGCATATACTGCTGGTGCGCTCAACGAGAAATCAACATACATCACTGGGTGGGACCGTGTAGAGAATCTCATCAATGGGGTGATTGGATCGGATACTGAGAGCGATACGGCTGCGAGGGTTCGTCGAGCAGCAAGTTTGCGTACCATTGGCAATTGTACCGTCGAAGCTATCGAGGGACGGATTCTCAATGATGTTGACGGGGTGTCACAAGTTTCAGTCTTTGAAAATGATAGAGATATAGACGATGCTGCGGGGAGACCGCCTCACTCGTTTGAGGCTGTGGTGTTGGGTGGTGATGAGCAAGAGATACTGGACAAGGTGTGGTCTGTCAAGGGTGCTGGTATTCGCTCCTTTGGAAACACCGTAGGCACTCCCATTGATTCGCGCGGAAGAGAGCAATCAGTCGAATTTTCCCGCCCGGTGTCGAAACTCGTTTATGCGAGAATCACACTCACACAGTACACGGAAGAAATTTACCCTGTTGATGGTAATGCGCAGGTTATCAATAATTTTGTAGAGTATGGCACGAACAACCAACCATTAGGTAAAGATCTGATTGTCCAGCGATTCTTCGAGCCAATCTACAATGTATCAGGTATTGGGGAGGCTGCGATCGAATGGGCTATTGTCAATGAAGGTGACCCATCCCCAGCGTATCCGGGAGACTACTCGGCAACAAACATTGAAATTGGTGCTGCGGCTAATGCAGTATTCAATGCGAACCGCATAGAAATCTACTAACAAATAGGAGTTGACCAATGGCTACAGCACATCAAATCGCACTCGCAAGTGATCCAGAATTTCAGGAAGAAGTACGTCTCCGTTTTATTGACAAGGCTGTCGAAGCTACCACAGTTGTTGCCCCAACAGGTGACGAGATTTATGATCTCATTTTTGCACAGAAGCATGTGTTACGTGGACACTATGATATACACATGGTGTGCCTTGCCGTAATGACAAATGGAAATGTTGCTAATGCTGTTGCGAGTAAGAATGTTGACACAGCGCGAACGGATGTATTGAATATGGGTGGATCATTCGACTACGCGGTCTATAATGACGCATGGAATGCCTTTCGCGCACTTGTCAAGCCTACTCCTGAAGTAATCTAAAGGACATTGACCTATGGCGACAATTAAATGGGGTGGAACGACATCTACAGATTCCTCGGTAGCCAGTAACTGGCAGGGAGGCTCCAAGCCGACAACATCCGACGACGTGGTCTTTGATAACACCGCGTCAGATGACTGTATTCTTGCGGAAGATCTTTCTGTCAAGTCAATATTTATGGATAACAACTGGGACCAGAAGTGGGATCTTGCTGGGTACACAGCCACAGCCAACAATGGGGCTATCACTCTCGATGGGGACAAGTCGACCGTAAATTTCGATGCATCAGCTTCGGGCTCAAAATTAGTTGTTGTGGGCGACTACGGCCTTACTATCAATGACCTTAACCATGGATATTTAGAGGACAACAACCTGACAATCGAGCTACAAGGGACAGGTACATACTATTGTGGCGACGCCTCATTTGGTCCTCTTAAAATGATCGTTGCCGCAAGCGGTAAGACCACAACTATAGATGGATTTACGACAAGTATTACCAAAATAAAAAAAGGCGCTGGAAACCTTGTTCTCGATTCAGAACTACACATCTACGTGGCTGCGGACGCGGATTTTTCATGGTCTGCAGGTGGAACAATTTCCGGGTCAGGGAATTTGTTTATCAAGTTAGCCTCGAACAATCTTACCCTCACTATCCCGGGATTTGACGGCCCAACATATACAGGCACAATCATATTATACATGAACGGAACTGACGGAATGATCAACGTCACAGGTGATATTGATTTGTCAACAGATGGAAGTCTGACACTTGAGAGTAACAGCAGCGGTACTGTCGATTTTGACGATGTCAATGTCGAAGTTTACAAGTTTACGTTTGGGGCAAGTAATAATGATGAATTGACGTTCAACGCTGGTGATGGTGCGTGGACTATCAATGGGGATTGGGCAACTATTAATGGGGATTCTGATTCCATTGTCAATTGGAATTGGGAAGGTTCGACCTGGGATGTTTATGGGTATGTACTTTTAAGTAGTTTTATCGGTACGGTCAACATTGACGTTGGAACGGCTAAGCTGAATTTCCGTGGAGCTAATGGCCAGTTTTTCGACGTTGCTACGGGGTATGAATATCCCGACATTGAAATCAATAAGAGCTACGAAAACGTAACTATAGGCGGGAGTGGAGGGAACCTGACTTGTGGTAATTTTTACCATAAAAGTGGTGGCTTCACAGTGAATGGGAAAACCGTAGAATGTGAAGACTTTCGCTTGGGTGTTGACTCAACAGCCGCTACATACAACACCATGCTAACTGTCAATGGTGATATTATCATAGAGAAAAGCATCTACATCAACCGCTTGATTTTCCAATCTGGTCAAGCAACCATTGACAACACGGGAACGATCCTCATCCCTAACTACACATCGGGCGATTGGGATGGATCATCTTGGGAAAGCGATAGTGCTGGGGATCAATTCAATCTCACAAACCCGGCCGGTATTACTTTACTTAATACGACTTGGAAAGACGCGGTGGCCAGCAACACGATCACAGCTACGGACGCATCAAACACGAATCTTGGTAACAACGTAAATATTAACTTACCCGCAGTCGCAAGTACCATCATTCCAAAGGTGGATTATTTTATGCGAAGAAAGAGAGTTGCGGCATGATTTTCTTGAAGCAATCCACGACGACTACCATCATGGTAGGACCATTTTTGGATTCTACCGATGGTGTCACTCCAGAAACTGGGCTTACAATTTCACAAGCTGATGTTCGCTTGTCAAAGAATGGCGCCGCGTTCGCGCAGAAAAACAATACTGGTGGTGGGACACACAATGAGAACGGATTTTACACTCTCTCATTGAACACCACAGACACTGGGACACTGGGAAGACTCACTCTCGCGATCAATGAATCGGGTGCTTTGGCTGTCTTCATGGAACTTGGCGTTCTCCCAGCGAATGTGTACGATTCTTGGTTTGGTTCTGACAGGCAGCAAGTTGACATGACGCAAATCAATGGAGCTGATACCAGCGGTAACAACGCTACACTGTCCTTGAAGAAACTTGACATACGAAATAGTACAGGTGTTGCTATCGAGGCAATCGCCACAGCTGGTGACAACGATGCTGTACGCTTCACAAGCATTGGTACTGGTGCAGGCTTGAGACTCTATACTGAGGGTGGAGATGCACTGCGCGCCTACGCTGTTAGTGGTCGAGGTATTGTCGGTATTGGGGGAACATCCGCTGGTTCTTCGCGCGGTCTGTATTTTGAGGGCGATGTTGGTGCAGAGATCAAGGGTGTCTCCAGTCATGCACTTTCCCTCGCGACAACGTCGGGCAACAGTAATGGTCTCAACATCGCTGGTTTTGGTTCTGGTGCTGGAATACGTGCTACTGGTGGTGCTACAGGACATGGTATAGTTGGGATGGGTGGTACGAGCTATGGTGACGGCATGAATCTTTCTGCCCAAACGGATGGTTCTGGATTAAAGGCCATCGGTACTGGATCAAACTACGCGGGTATTCGTGCAGAAGGTACTTCTGGTAGCTACGGTGCAGATTTCCAAGGCCTCGGCGGGACCGCCAAGGGGTTGCGTGTGGAGGGTACTGCTGGTGGAATTTACACAGCAGGATACACAGGTCCAGGACTCAACTCTGTTGGTGGTTCGTCAAGCGGTACGCACGCCGGAATACAGGCTATTGGTGGTGGTGCTGATGCTGGAATACGTGCTACTGGTGGTGCTACAGGACATGGCCTTGTCACAACGGGAGGGACCACAAGTGGTCATGGCCTTTATGCACATGGCGTAGGTTCTGCTGGTGTGTCTCATGGATTCATGGCTAATTCAGGACCAAACGCAGCATCTTCTGGGATGCGAATAGAAGGCGACATCACAGATGCGGCACATTCAGATGGTTTATATATTGTTGGTCGCGCAGGTGCCAATGGTATTTACGCAGAGGGAACAGGCGCTGGATCCGGTGCATTCTTTAAGGGTGGGCCGAGTGCGGTTTCTTCTGGATTGGCTTTGGAAGGTGTCGGTGGCTGGGCGCTGAGAATGCTCAACTCAGATACTTCACACCCAACAGTGATCGCACAGCACAATGGTGGTGGTCAGCCCGCTATCCTTGCAGAAGTCACAACTGGTGATGGCGATGGTATGAAACTCTCAGGAAATGGCGCTGGACAAGATCTTGACGCTAAGGAAATTGGAGTTCCTGTCGATCTGGATGGTGACGGTGCTTCCCTTGCAGGCAACACCAAGGACATTTACGACAATCTCGGTGGTGGTGGAACACCATTGACAGCGCAGGAAACTCGTGATGCGATGAAACTTGCGCCATCGGCTGGGGTGTCAGACAGTGCATCCATCGACGACAAGATTGATTCGCTCAACGATCTCTCTGCCAGCGCGGTTGCAGATGCTGTGTGGAATGCTTTGATTGCTTCCCACACGGACACCAACTCATTTGGGGATCTGGTCGATGCGATCAAGACAGTAGTCGACGACAACAACACTGGGATTGGTACTACGCTCGCGGGTCTCTCAGTCGTGGACAGCAACGTGGACGCGATTGTTGCTAAGCTGCCATCTGGAACTATCTCAGACCTGTCGTTACTTAACACAGTTGATGGCATCACGCTATCCGACATCAACGAGATGATTATGGCAATGGTTAACGGACGATACGACATAGACCAACCGAGTTCAGGCGATATCACCTTTTACAAACGCGATAACACATCAGTTGCGTTCACGATCAACCGGACCGATACCGGAAGGACAAGACTATGAGCTATTTGATCGGGGATTCATTTGACGTTGCCGAGTACGGGTTCCGGTTTGTAAACGGTTCTTTAAACTTGGCAACGTACGGGAACCATAAAGGCTCGTCGTCTTCCGACGGTGTCATCGTGGACCACGTAGACAGAGCCTTGTCATTAGTACTGGAACAGTTCGAGCATCGTCATGATTTACCGGAGACATTGTAATGGTCAATTTGACAAACTACAAACAGATGCTTGCGGTATTTGTCGAAGAACTACAGGATTTGGAATACGCAATCAATGATGTCTATGTTGGAACCTTGTTGGACAATGCTGCGAATGAGGCTCTTGACAAGATAGGATTATTGGTTGGTATCTCTCGAATTGGCGGTCAATCCGACAATGACTACAAGGATGCAATCGTATTTCGTATATTTCTGAATACGACGAGTGGGGAACCTGAAACTCTGATTGCTGTGGTCGATTTCTTGTTGGGTCATCCCCCAGCGAATGACATCATTTATCAAGAAATCTACCCAGCAGGGGTGGAAATATCAATCGCAGATCCCGCAGCTTTCACCATTGACAATTTCCATCAACGTGTAGATCAGGTGGCAATCGCTGGGGTGAGGGTGGGATTGATTGCGAATGCAGAGGATGTCCCATTTATCTATAGTGATACGGGAATACCAGCCCCAGCGATTGGGGCGGGATTCAGTGAGTTGGATTGGACACCACCAAACCCAGAGGTTGGGGGCGCGTGGTCTGAGCTTCTTTAATGCTTTACACGGAGGTGGTTGAATGCGTTTAGTAATGTGTGTTCCGGGCAAAGATTTTGACGGCGAATTTCTCAAGTCGTTTACGACGTTGTTGACATTATGCCATAAAAATGACATTGATGTCACCCTTGCCAACACCTATGATCCGAATCTTTACTTTGTGCGGAATGCTTGTGTTGGTGGTGATATTCGTCAAGGCCCCAAACAGGTGCCTTTTCATGGTGATCCCTATGACTACATTTTGTGGCTGGATTCCGATATGCATTTTGATGGTGCGCAAGCTTTGTCAATGCTTCAAACTATGATACAAACGGAACTTCCGATCTTGAGTGGTCTATACAAGATGTCCTACGATCACGAACATTATGCGGCTGTTGAGGATATTGATGAAGATGTGATCAAGGAAAAGGGCACATTTGATTTCTTGTCTGAAAAGCGCGTGAAAGAATTTAACACAAAAGGGTTGACGATTGCGGAAGTTGCATATTGTGGTATGGGATTTATGCTTGTCAAGAAAGGTGTGTTCGAGGAACTTACGTATCCTTGGTTTGAGCCATCGGTATTGAACATGGGTGGATTCAGCGATGTGGTCGGGGATGACCTTAGCTTTTGCCTCAAAGCGAGAGCAGCGGGATACCCCATCCACATCGCCCCAAATGTAGTAGTCGGACATCGTAAAATGTACACAATTATATAGGAGTTGACGAATGCCAAAACCAATAACCATTCCTACATGGGCAGAAAATACTGTTGCAGGGCCGGGGACATCGGACAATGTGGAGACTCCACCAGCCAACTATTATACTACTGGGTGGGGTTTCGGTGGATTCCCCCCGCGTCAATATGACAACTGGTTCAAACGCTGGGCTGGGCGCTGGGCTACGTGGATCAATGCACAGTTTGGCGACAATGCGCAACTTGACCAAGACGCGAGATTACAATCGTCACCACGATTTGTAAACCTTTCGCTTGGCGATCCGACAGGAGCAACAGTGGGTGGCGTGGCAGCATCTGCGGTCCCAGCCAGTAACGATGGAAGAGATATCGGTCTGAATGCGAGTGCCGGAAACGGCTCTGGGCAGGACGGTGGGGACGTCCTAATCAGTGCTGGTGCTGCTGGTGCTGGTGGCAACGAGGGTAGCGTGCGTTTTCTTGCTGGAGACTTATTGATAGAAAACCACGCGGTGCAAAATGCAGCCAGCATACAGTTCAACGGAACCAATCAAGCAGTTCTTGACAGATACCAATTTCTTGCCAAGACCGGTAGAATGGCGGGTACTTTATGGAGTGGTGGTGCACCTATCGACGTGGCCTTGAATTTTACCAGAGCAGGGAACCGCGTCTTTGTTGACGTTGACACAGCGTTAGCTACTGGGGTGTCTGTATCAAACTACTTGTCAATTAATCCTAATCTTGGTGCTGGTGAGGTGTGGCCAGCCTGGGCAATTCCAGCACATCCACAGACCAGTTCAGCCGGTTTTGCGTACAATGATGGATTGATATCTGTGGCGCACATAGAAATACCGGATGTTACGTCCGGTATAATCCATGTGCACTTGGTGGATACATCGTCCACCGTGGCCGTTTTGAGTTCTCCGTCATTTACATCCTCTGGGACAAAAGGCTTGGCACGCGGGACTTCTTTTAGTTATGGACTTGAGTAAACAATGGAGATTGATATGCATAGTCTATCATATTTGAGAAATATCCAACCACGAATGACAGAGACCAACGCTATCTTGAGTCAATTGCATTGCCTTTTGTCATCTTTGTCTTTCAACCATGAAGAGTTCTCGTATTACAAACCAATCAATTTCACGATAGAAGAGTTTGTCCCGCGTAAAGTCTTCGATGTGTATGAGAGTCGAGCAATTCGATTTGTCGATGTACGAATCATGTGGACCGCAGATGCGCTCCGATGGTATTTCAATCAGGAAAAATTCGACAACTTCCCGAAATCTGGTGATACACGTCGGATATACTTAAATGACTGGAAATGGGGTGGTGGTTTTGACAATCGTGGTATTCGTTTTCCGGATACTACGGTTGGTGCGGAACTTTCACAACATAAATTTGGTCGCGCCATCGACTTTGACATAGAGGGAATCCCAGCCGAATTTGTCCGACAGGTGATTCTCTCAGATCCTTCGCACCCAGCGTTTCGGTACATCACTGAAATGGAATTGGATGTTCCGTGGGTGCACCTTGCTTGTGCTCAAAACAGCACTGGCTCAATTTACACTTACAAACCATAGGGGATTTCTTATGCGTAAACTCGAACTCGTTCTTGTCTGTATTTTCTTCATAGCCGTTACGGCATTCGCTGGGGTCGACCTGAAAGGTATCGATCTTGCTCAGTGGGGCACAACTATCATGGCATCACTGGGGGGTGGGATAGGTATCCTGATGTGCATCGGGATCATTCGCAAGATTATTGCACAATTCGGCGCCGTTTCAAAACTTTTGAGGACTTTTATCAAAAAATGGAGGCACTCACTCCCACCGGAAGTATACGAGGATCTGAGAGCTTTGGCACACGAAACGGACGAATTATTGGAATATGCAGCCGATCTCTGTGGTAGATTCCGCGCCAAACGCACAGAAAGGGCCCTCAGAGACCTGATAACCAAGGATATGGTAGGAGAATAGGTTGGCCGCAAGGCTGCCTCCGTGGGGGGGATGTATCGACGGGGACCGTTCCCGACGATCATCCCCCTTTTTATGCTCCGGTCTGGCCTATATTACATGAACATCACATGATTAGGGGGGGTAGGGGGTAATTTAGGGGTTTAGGGATCCCTAAATTCCCTAAATTCCCCTAAACTATCCCCTAAAAATGGCCTTTCTTTTGTAAGTTATTATTATTATTATACTTATATTCTTATTTGTAAATTTATACATCAAGATATACTATACCTATACCCCCCCTAATCATGTACTTTTCATGCAAAATGCACTCAGAGCGGGGTGTATTTATATGTTGTCAACAACCAATAGCTGGTAAATCTATATATATCAAGCACTTACAGACTTTTTAAAATTTATTGTTGTTTTTTCTTGATTTAGTGGGTGGCGGGGGGTATTCTTAGGGGGTGGCAGGCAAGGAATGTTACACAGATTAAGGATTAAGGATTGAGGTCATCGATGCATCGGATGCTTCGGGATTATCAGCGAAAAGTGTTCAGCTATACAAACAGGGAACAGCACCCAGCGCTATTTCTTGAAATGCGATTGGGAAAAACCCTGATTGCTGTGCGTCGTTTGATGCACGATTTCCCCAACACTTCTGGGATTCTGGTCGTTGCCCCATTATGCGCCTTGTATGGGTGGGAGTGCGAGTTGCTTACAGAGGGTATCCCCCCCAGCGAAATCACATACTTGACAGGTACGAATAAACAGCGACATAATTCTTTATGCAATCGAGGCGCTTTTTGCCTTATAAATAAAGAGGGGTTTTTGTGTGTGCCCGAAATCGCGCAACATAGCTGGGATGCTGTGGTGTGTGATGAAAGCACCTTCTTGAAAAACCCACAATCTCGTGTGTCAAGATTCTACACCAACAATTTCAGAACTACCAAACGACGATTTATACTTACAGGCACCCCAGCACCGGAAAACGATCTGGAGTTGTATCA